TCTGGACGACCCGGATAATCTCCTTGACCTTCTCCTTGACCTTCGTAATATCCTGTACCACTTCTCCATTGCATATGGTCTTTTCTATAAGCTGCTTGTGAATCTCCTGCAGCTAAAGCTGACTCAGCGTTGTCATATAAACCAAAATATTTTATAGTTTCATCATAAGTTAAATCTTTACCGTTTGGACCAGTACCGCTATGATTAGGGTTGCCAACATACTTACCTTGGTCCATTGTATTAACAGGTGTTGTTGGTATGTTAGGAACAGCATTATTAGTATTGTAATTCATCCACCAAGGCATCTCTTGACCACCACCATATTGAGTACCTGATGTCATTTGACCAAAAGAATATGGATTGTAATAATTATTACCACCAGCAGAATAAGGATTAAATATATTACTTTGTTGTTGACTAGGGTCGTAACCAGTAGGAGCTCCCCAAGTAGGAGTTCCGGTAGGACCATAGCCTCCGGGACGCTCTACTAAACCTCTAGCATCTTTTTCCATAGGAAGAAAACTTTCTTGATTTGTAAGCTCTCCTTGGTCCATAGAAAAAGGAGAATTAAAAGCGTTACCTATATTCCAACTTGTGTTAAAAAATCCTGCCATCTTATTCCTTTAAGTTAGGTTTTGAGCAATGTTACAATACATTTTAGTTCCATCTGAAACACATTTTAATAAATCTACTTTGTTAGCACCCGATGTTATTGTTGGGTTATGACCACCTATAAATGAAAAATCTGTACTAAACGCAATATTGTAAGCTCCAGTATTTTTTATTAAGAAAGACGCTTCTACTCCTGCTGTCATATTAGACAGACTAAGTGCGTGATTACCTTGAACACTAACAATAAAAACATTAGAGTTAAGACAATTAATTGTTTGTGGTGATGATAATGTTATAGTCTCAGCAGCCGTAGGATGAGCTTTAGTGAACGTTTGTGGTGAAGCTAACGTAGCTACTTCCTCGCCATCAATAACCGCTGAAACAGCCGTAAATGCGTTTGCAGAAAAGTTTTCTGAAGCACTTCCATTTGCATCTGCTTTAGAATTTAAAGCTGTTCTAACTGCTGTAAACTCAGTATTAAAATCTGTGCCTGAAATTATCTTTCCTGCGTCTGAATCTGGTAGGGCATCTTTTCCTGACCAGCCTACCGCTATTGTATAATTACTCATAATATTTTGCCCTGTTTAAATAATAATGATAATGATTGTAATGATGCTTTATAACCTTTAGTTACTGCGTCCCATTCTAATCTTATGTACTTAGCACTACCTGCTAATGGTATTGACCTCTCTTTAAATCCGTGTAATGGAGCATACTTAGACGCAGCTGGATGTGTTGCTGCATTATGTGTATGTCCTGTTATTGGTCCATACTTAGCAAAAGTTGCTCCCCAGTATGAAGGCTCACCACTTAAAGTCGGATTAAGTTTAAACGTAGGTGTTATTTTAGGAATCATTTCAAAATCTTTATATAACCTAATTCCTACGTCTGTTCCTTGACCACCAGCTACAACCATTACTAATCTTTTAAGTATAGAAGATTGAACACCTTGTCCCAAATCAATCCAAACAGTTGAAAAATTAACTGTATAACTATTATAAGTATAAACACTAGAACCACTATAATCTACATCAAAGTATCCTTCATAAGTAGCAACTCTTCCTGATTGTTGTCCTACTAAAAGACCATAAGTTTCAGTATATGCTAAACTTGCTGGTTCTCTATTATCTGTAAAATTCCATTTAGATATTCTTGGTGTTTCTTTTTCTGTTTTATATGTAGTGTCAAAAACATAAGTAACATTTCTGTCTACAAAAGATAATAAATATAAACCTTCATTAAGCATAAATGTTGATTTAACATTTGTACTACCAGTAATGTTAGCTATTAATTCATCTTTAATAGTTATAGATTTTTCTGTTAAAGGTAATTTGTCTAGTTGAGTAGTTCTAAATAAAGACCTAACACCTGTATCTGATAAGAAATATAAGTCATCTCCAATAGATTGTATAGAGTCTCTTGAAACACATCCTATTCCTCTTATAACTTCATCTAACGCTATACTACCAATTATGTCAGGACTATTATATATTGCAATATTTTCTTTACCAAAGATTGCTAGTTTTCCTGCAAAAGCCTCAATAGATACAATTTCATCTTGACCCCATACAGATTTTAAATCTATAAAACCACCAGTATCAGAAGTAGCCCATAATGTTTCATCTAATAATTTAGAATAATATAAAACATCATTTTCTTCGCTAATGCCACCCGCCCAAGCTCTACCATAAAAACCAAGTACACAACTAGGATTAAATGTAGATACTCCAGAAGGAGCTGAATAACCTGATACATCTTTTAATTTTTGCCAAGTAGTTGTACTATGTTTGTACCTTAAAATATCTGAAGACGTTTGAGCTGCTAATAAATTATTATTAAAATTTCTAAATTGCCAATCAGAAGAAGACGCACCAGTAGCAAAAGCACTTGTCCAAGCATTATCTTTATTACTTAAATCAAGAGTATAGATATTAGTACCAACACCACTAAATACTTTAGTAGTTGAACCAACAATATGTTCTACTATAGAACCTACTTTAGCACCACCATTTAATGTACCTTGTTTTAAACCTTTACGAAAAGCTACTTTACCGCCTTCTGTATAAACAACATTGTCTGCCTTAATAAACCAATTAGGACTTAAAGATGTTGCTGTCGTTTGCGTATCTAATCCGTTGACACCAATAGTGTCTAAAGAAGCAGCTTGTATTTGTTTAGCTTCTAATGCCATTTAGACAACTACCCAGTCTTGTTCATAAATCATATTACCAGCATCTAATTGTACTGCAATGTTTAAAGAGTCTCTAGCTTCTGCTGCAATAGCACTTGATAGACTTCCTCCATCTTCACCACGTTCTGATATTGCACGAGCCCAAGCACCTAAAATTACTGCTTGTGAAGGCACTCTAAGTACCTGTGCTGCTGTCTTTAATTCTTTTTGAGCTCCTACTATGTTTACTGATATAATCTGCTCAGAATTAGGAACAGGGTATAAATCAATATTAAAGTCAGGCTCTCTACTTGTACTCGCTTGAGATATTCCATTAAAGGCATAATAAACAGGAAGACCACTAACTTTGTTTGTTAGAGGAAACACTTGTTCGTTTATCCAATCATTAGGAACTTGTTCTAATACTTGTCCTGTATCTTGACATATAACATCTAATACTTTAAAAGTTACACCCGCACCTCTAGTAGCATCACCTAAAGTGTATTGCATATTATCTGCAGCTGTTTTAATATTAAAGGTTTCTCTTAAAGCATTCCAATCGTGATACGACTCTACATTCTTTTTAGAATCATTAACTAGCTCACCTATTAATTTCTGATAGTCTGACACAGATACAGAGTCATACAGATTACCTGACCAGTCTGAATCTATAGTGTCTTCTCTTAATCTTCTTAAAACGCTGTTAATAACTTCTCTATATGTCATATTATTTTCCTTTAGCTAATTGAGCTCCAAAATAGAACTCTATTATCATTGTAGCCCACCCAAAGATTTCATCCATCTTTAAAACTGACCCTGCTTGAATTGTTACATAATCTACTACGTCTGGTGACAATTGAATACCAAAGAAACTAAAACCTTCTGTTACTGTAGGTATTACTGTAGGCACATTAAAAAATACTGGAGCTACTTGTGTAAATATTATAAGTGCTAATATGACAAATATAATAACTCTTCTGTTAAGAGCAGCCATTGGGCTTTCTTTGTCTGCTCTATCTCTAGCTTGATTAATAGAATCATTACGTACTTGTAGATTCTGTATCATTAACTTTTGATTTTCTGCTGCTGCTTGACTTTTAAGTGCAAACAATTTAGCTACAAAACCTAAAGCTATTGGTGCTACGTTTGTTAAAAAACCTATCATACTGCTAACCTCATTGCTTCTATAATTCCTACTTGTCCTATAATATACCAAGCAAATGCACCAAAGACACCCCATTTAATCTGAAGCAAAGAAGTGTTAATCTTTTGTATACATAAATTAGTATCATCAATCTTGCTAAACAGCTTTGCTATTTGTCCAGA